GATGATAAATGTTCTCCGATTTGTTATGATTCTCCTCGTGGTAAAGATTGTATTGTTTGAGGAGGTCGAAGAAGTCCCGCATTGCCGTATGTCGCAGGGAGGTCATATGTTTGCGCGTGACCGAGAATATCTCGCCCTTGTCGGTCATCGCCTGTAGGATCAGCCATTGAGCGATTGAAGTCGTCTTACTGCTCCCCGTGCCTCCTTGATGGACAATGTAGCGCTTATTTTTGGCGGCAATGAGGGTCCGGGTGAAGACGTTTGTAATCGTGAACCCGATCTGATGCATCAAGAGCAGCGCCTGGGCTTGCGCTACCGTGAGATGCTTCTTGAGCTCAGAGACGAAGGTGGGTTTTTTAGAGGTGGGCGTCTTTCCCATTGCTCCCATTGCTCCCATTGCTCCCGTTTGTTGGGCGGAGGGCGGCCGCTGGTTCCTCTTTGGCAGAGATTTCAATCTTGTTTTGGGCAAGCAGTGTCGCGAGGGTCTGTTTCATTTTATTGTCTCTCGCAAGTACGTCGGCCAGCATCTCGAAGGGGTTGATCGGCAACGGCTCACCTTTGTCGTTGACAACCGCCTGTACATGTTTCCAGCCAAACCGATTTGCCATGTTGAATACCCATGTCCCGGTATTGAAGTCTTTGCCTTTGGGGAGCCCTTCGATTCCCTGCTTCTCCCAAAAGAACAAACAGAAGACGTGGCCAATTTTTTTGGCGGAGTGGAAGTGTTCATATTTTTCCACCCATCTGTCGAGCACTTCTTTTGACGCATAAACTCGTGCTCCGAAACTATAATAACTGTACCCGCATGCCATATGAGCGATAAGCATTTCGTCATACTCGGGGAGACATTCTCGGGCTGGTCGCCCGAGTTTTACATGATTCAGATCAGAATTATCGACAGGAAACCGCCATTGGATGATCGGCTTACGTTTATTCCTGCCTTTGGGTGAAGGGGTACTGAGGGTTTGAGAAATTGCATTTTTCGAGCCGAGGACATTTTGAACGCCGGCAGCGATCTTGCCTTTGTGCCCGCTTATCTTGGACTTTTTCACACCCAATGATAAGTGGATTCTTTGAGAGAAGCAACCCCCCCTCTACCCCTGATCCTCAGGGGGAGGAGAGTCAAGGATGCCAGGAAGGTCTCTTTTGGGTGGGGTGAGGGAGAAGTCCTCGTTCTCTTTTTCCGGTGACTTTGCCAGTATTTTGCCCTTTGGCCGTTCAATTATGATGCTGTCCACCATACGGTCCAGCTTTCTTGATGCGGCGTCAGAAAAATAATGTGGGTGGTATCGGAAAATGAGCTCGTCAGACCCAAAGGCGTCAGGGTCAAGCGGCAAGATAGAATATGTTGTACCCTTGAAGCCCTTACCCTCGGTGGTAGGGTGGTTCTTCTCGACGCTTTCGATTACCCCTTCGTAGATTGATGTGTCGGTAATATATCGGTAACTGAAAAAGCGGACGAAGTCGCCGACATCCAGTAGGTCGGGTGAGAGGTTGACTTCTTTTGTACCCATGACGGTGATCCCTTTCTTAAAATAACGATTGTTGTTGAGTGAAGCCGTTTGGTTGGCGGATTTCCTGTTTCCTATTTACGTAGTCCATCATCATTCCGTACTGCTTGATCGCATCTTCGATCCAAAACAATCTTTCCTGTCCACAGATTTTCGGGCTGATATCTTTGTTCCCGCTACGCTGCAGTCTCAGTTTATTCGTGTGGATGTCGGTCATGCTAGAGCCATTCCATAGCGGGTGACGAAAATGTTTGACCGTCGCACAATAGGCACTGCTGTCGATACTGTCCCAAGGATATTGTAGCAGGAGGTCAAGAGCCGTCAGCCCGAAGCCGTGAATTTTTACCTTTGGATTATACTTGTCGATCAGATTCCAAACGCCATCCAGCCACTTATTCAGGCCGGGAGCCTTTACCATCCCTCCGAGAGCTATCCTGTCTGATAGCTCAAGATACCGAAGCAACCATTTTTCCGGTGACCCGAGGTGGAAAACGGGGAGCGGATCAAGACCTCGGGAGGACATTTCTTTGAAGTTTGCCCAAGATGCAGCTGGGTCACCGATGACATCAAGGTTCGCATGGTGAGCGATCTCATGTGTCTTGATGAATGAGCAGTAGTCCTCCATCGCAATGCATGAACCTTTGGCGTATGCTGAGAATGCCCCCGAGTCAAGAAATATGCTGTTGCCTTGCAAGGCAAGCTTAATCAGCCAGTCTGCCTGCTCTTTCTTCCGGTAGTAGAAATATGATGCAAGGAGGTACTTCCAGCCTGAATTTACGACCGCCTGCATATGCTCCGACGCTGAAGGCAAGGCAAGGTATAGGGTCATAATTGTATCTTTCTGAGGAGAATGCTCCAAAGTAATCCGCCGGAAAGTTTGGCGGCATACTGGATGAGGATAGGGGGCATCAAGGGTGATCCGGTCACGATCCATATGAACGACACTGAGTCAATCAGCGCTGAGATCATATTCGAACCATTGATGCGCACTCCTCTTGACCTGTGCCTGAGAAGGCCGTACACATAGGCATCGCTTGTCCCCATAAGGATGTAGCTTAGTACTGAGGCAATTGCCACCCCGGTTGCGTCCGAGTTCACAGCTATGGTCAAAAGCGAACCCATCCCGATCAGACAAGTCATTTTCAACGCCAACCGCCTCCCGTGCCAGCGGTCATGGAGCAGATCCCTTGAGACGAGGTCGAACCCCACCATGATGAATGCGACCGCTGGCGCCCATTGGATGCCGAACCAATAAATCAACAGGTTACTGGCGACGGCAGCCAATAGGTATGCTATTATCAGCAGAAAGGTCATTCCGCCTTCGTTGATTTTTTCTTGCTCGTCGGTTTCGGAGCTGGTGTTGGTTTTGCCATCGGCTTGAGTGACGGCATCTCAAGACCTTCCTCCTTCGCCTTCTTCTTGAGGTTGTTAAGTCTCGGACCCGCGACCTGCTTGATAAGCATGTCACGATCGCTCTTCCGGTCGGGATGTTTTTCAATAACGGCATCTACCACTTCTTCCGCCGTATACTTTCCCGACAACAGCATTGGTTCGATTATCAAGCTCATTGGCACCGCCTTTGGCTTCTCCTGTTTGGGAGCTTTGGCCTGTTCGGTCGCTTTCTCTGCTTTGGTTTTTTTCATACCTGGGTTCCTTTCGAGTTGTGGGTTATAGTTGATTACTTGAGTGTCGCCTGATATTCTTGTGCTACTGCCGTCGCTGAAAATAACCGAGACCGACAAGGTTGCTCCGTCAATTGTCGTTATGTCGGCAATCGTCAAGCTTTTGTAGTCGTCGTCGAGAAGGTAGGTCTCTCCTACCTTTCCCTCTTTGATCGGAAATGGATTATTCATATGTGGTCGGGTCGTCCATCTCCGCCAATTGAAAAGCTTCTTTCCGCTCAACACAAGTGCCGCATAGTCCGCAATGCTCTGCCCGCCCTTCGTAGCAAGAGTAAGTCAGCCACAAAGGAACATCCAGCTTTCTCCCGAGAGTAACGATTTCCGATTTTCGCCATAATGCGAAGGGCGCATCCAGTTTGAGATGTTTGTATCCTCCGAGCCTTGCAACCTCCCTCATTGCCGCGATAAACGCTGGGCGGCAATCGGGGTATATTGCATGATCCCCGGCGTGTGCGCCGAAGAAAACTCCATCGCAACCAAGGCTCTCCGCATAGCCCAATGCGACCGCGATCATAACTGTGTTCCGGAACGGGACGACCGTCTTCTTCATCGTCGGGTCTTCATAGTGCCCATGTGGGATTGCCCCGCCTGATTCCAAGAGGTGTGAACTCAAGATGTCGCCGAGAGGCAAATGAATCCGCTTGTATGGCACATCATAAAACTCGCATAGCCTGCTTGCGGCGACCCCCTCCATCTCGTTGTGTTTAGACCCGTAGTCGAAGGTCAGGGCGCTGACCTTATTCCCTGTTTCAATGACTTGCGCCATCAGAACAGCAGAATCCAAGCCGCCGGATAAAATGATAATCATGTGAGCTTGCATAACTGTAAGAACTCCTCTCTTGCGCCTGTGTTCCCGATGAGCACCCCCCGCAGCGCACTCGTGATGGTGCTCGTGTTGCGTTTTTTTATCCCACGCATTTCTTGGCATAGGTGTCTTGCTGTAATAATTACGCCAATGCCACGAGGCATGAGTTTCTCGTAAAGATAGTCGGCGATCTGGATGGTCATTCTCTCCTGAACTTGTAGCCGGCGGGCAAAGTATTCGACCGTTCGGGCGAGCTTGGATATTCCAACCATGCTCACTCCCGGGATATAACCAATCGAAACCGTCCCGAAGAATGGCACCATATGATGTTCACATAATGAAAAGAACTCAATCCCTGTCTCGACCACCATTTCGTCGTACCCTTCAGACGGGAAACAGGTCAGGGTGAATTCTTGTGGGGTCAAGAGCTCCTCATACATCCTTGCCACCCGCATCGGCGTGTCTCGCAGCCCATCCCGAGAAGCAGTATCGTAAACATTAAGGATCTGTTTTACAGAATCCGCAACAACTTGTGATTTTGAATTGATAGATTCCATGTTGGATTGTTAAGGCAAAGGTTGATACAGTGAGTTATGTTTGCTTGGTTTGGGGTGATGCCGTCAAAATGCGGTGATATAAAATACCGCTTGGCTTTGATCTCGGTCTGCGGAATTGATTGACCGATATGCCTCACCACTCGTAGCTCGTCGCAGTGGAGCCCGTCAGGACGAAGCGGCCATATTTTTAGTATCGCATGCTCCGCAACCTTGGGGCTTAATACGACCCAATCAAGGCCGGCTGGCGGTTTCTTGACCCCGCTTGTTTCTATGGCCTGCTTGTACCCAGCTGTATGGAATATGGCTACGTCCATATCGACAAGTTGATCTGCCGGTTCACCACCTGTCCAAATAATCCATCCACACTCTTGTGTTAACACCCTTATTCTTGTAATTATTTCTTGATGCGAAAAAGAAGATCCGCTTTCAAATTCCGTGTCGCATACGACGCCCGAGGCGAAACAAGCATGTTTGGCAGAACAACCCTGAAGGCGGATAAAAATACTCGGCTCACCCTGCCGCGCCCCCTCGCCTTGGAGAGAATAAAAAATCTCGCTGATCTTTAGGGACATACTCCCTCCCGGTATTCGCATTCACTGGTACAGGTCTCGCCGATAAGTACCGCTGATAAGTACCGCTTGAGCTTTGTCGTCTGTAATTTTTTATACCACCATTGCGCAATGAATTCACTTGTCGGCGAACTGCATCGTAGAGTTGTATTAAGATGGTGGTGGTCAAAAAGTTTGTCGATTACCGGTTTGACAATACTGGATATCCCCCCGAAATCGAAAAGCATGTTGGTCGCCGCCCCCGTCTTACAGAGACGGTCACCTTGAATTTCAATCGTCATCACCCAAGAGTGACCATGGAGGCGGGCGCATTTGCCGTCATGGTGTGCGAGTTGGTGGGATGCCTCGAACCTGAATTGCTTGTAGAGCGTAAACATTTTTTAACCTTTCATATGGTGTTGTGGGTTGATTATTCTGTCACGATTTCTTTTTGATGCCCCTACTAAGATTAGATGTTTCATCCACCGCGGGTCATTGATCCGGTCGGCGATGCGCTCGAACATCGGACGTGCTCTCAAGTCCTCAAGTGTGAGGTTACTTGTAATAAATGTAGGTAGGAGATTCCCATACCGGTATTCGATAAAGTTTTCAAACTTCGCCACCGGAAAGTCTGCACCATACTCCCGCCCGAGGTCGTCGAGGAATAGAATTGTTGAGTGCATGAGCTCCTCGACCTCACTCTGTTTGCGCTCAAAGTACATATCGAATAAGTTACCTGTACTTATGAATCGCGGAATGATTCTCCAGCTCTTGATAAAGAACTTCCCGATTAAAGCGCAGAGACTTGTCTTGCCGATGCCGACGCTGCCTGTGATGAATATACCACATGGGTAGTCCTGTTTTTGGATAAAGTACTCTTTCTCTAAGAATTTTTTTATATCGTCAGCCATTTCAACTTTATCCCATGTCGCGTGAACATAAATACGGTAAAATCCGCAGCGGCGTAGTATCGCTTGACACTCTTCTTCAGATTTATTTTCAGTGGGCGCGCGGAAGAATTGGACTTCTTTAATCAAGACTGCTCCTCTTCCCTGTGAAGTCAGAGGGGTTACTTGTCTTGCCCCCTCTGGTGGCGTCGCTGTTTCTCCGTTTTCCGTTTTGATTCGCATTTGTTTTATTCTCCGGCTTAAACCATACTGCTTGCATTTTTGACTTCCAGCTCCGTACTTGATTTCCTCGACTATCTGTCCAGGGCGGGTCTGCCTCTGTGTAGTAATCGAATGCTCTCCTCGCTACATCCGAGGCGTACCCATGAGCGAGAAAGTACTGTTCAACCTCGTCTAATTTTGGCGCCTGAAATCCCCTATCTTTTAACTTATTACTTACTACTTTATACCTTATACTTATATCTCCGATTGCCGGGCATATGTCTGGCAATTGAGTATCAATTGACTTAAACGCAATTGAGTCAAAGGCTTCCGAGGATATTTTAAGGTACTCGGACCGCTCCCGTTTATTGATGATATATGACTGATGGCGGCGGTAGGCGTCGGACTTAAAAATGAAGAAGGGCTTACCCTCATAGTCATAAACACCTCCTAATCCACGGGTGGAAATCTCCCCTAAGTAGCGCCCAAGATTCTTCCGTATTCGGGGAGGGGGATTAGTCAGGGCGGCAAGGGCATTTAGACTTCCAGGGACAACTCCACAATCATCCGCGATAGCCAACATACGGATAAAAAGATTCTGCGCTTCGAGGGTGAGAGAATTGAACTCTTCGTCATAGACTATGGTCTGGCAGATCATTCGTCGTCTCGGCATGCTCACTTCCTGAAAATAAAAAACCACAAGACATTGAGCGGGGCAAGATGCTGCAAGGCATTTACAATCTGGTTAGGGTTGTGTCCTGCCCCGCTCAACGAGTTGTGGTCAACTTGCATTTCCCTAACCATTTTTAGTATACAAAATGTTTTCAATAAAACAAAATCAAATCATTGGTATCAGGTCGGGCGGTTTATTTGAAATACCCATCAACCAAATTCATAAACTCATCTAAACTTCTACACACTTCGACCCGCCAGCCACATTCCGATAACCGTCTATGAACTTCAATCTGAACAGGGGTACACCTATTAGTGCCGGCCTTCAACTCTACAGCCAATCCCATATACTCACAGTTATAGTCGTAGATCATGATATCCGGCATACCCGCCACCATACCCAACATCTTTACTCGGTAGCGCTCGTAGGGTGTGCGACGCCCTTCATTATAGGGATGAACAACGAAGGCGCCCCGATGCTTCAACCGTAAGAAATTCAAACATGCAATCTGAAGCTTGTCTTCGGCTGTGAGATATTTATAGAAGTTATGCGTCATTATTTTTTTTTCCCTCCCTTAAAATTAAATCAATGAAAGAGAAAATTTCAAAGGCAACTTGCGGCACTATTGCGTTTCCAAGCCCTTTAAGTCTGTCCACCCTATTGGGTAGCCCATCAACCACTCTACCCACTGCGGGTTCAGTTTCCCACCAGCTACTGCATTTAGGGGCAAAGAATTTCTCTCCATCTGTGAACTGCTCCTGTTGTTCTTTGCATCCTGTGTCGTTGGTGTTGGTAGAAACTTCTCCTGATTTGCTAACCCTGCGTTGCTGCTTCCCCCCGCCTTGTTCCGTAGTCGCACCGTTCCCGTTTCCG